GAAGCGGCGGGCCGCCTCGCGGAAACATTCGATGTGGGCGACTTTGCCCGAGCGCAGGTTGAGCAGCTGGTCGTACTCGATGTGCTCACCGCAGTAGCGGCACGGGCGCAGCCACTTGGGCAGGCTCATCGGCCTGCCACCAGCTGGCGGTAGACGGTGCAGCCGTTGGCTCGAGCGCAGCGAAGGTACGCGGCGGTCTCGGCGCGACCGTACTGGCGCCACTCGAAGGTGTAGGTGTCGGTCGAATCGGGCCGAGCGCTGACGCTGCCGTCGCGGCGGATGATGACGGTGGCGGCAGTGACGTCCTCGACGCGGTAGACGCGGACAAGAGAGTGATTGCGTTCCATGAGATTGCTCCTCGTGGTGACCTGACTCATCGGTGCCAGGCGGTCAGCCCTGACAGACGCACATGGCGTTTCGTCCTTCCGAGATGCAGGGCTTTCAACCCTGCAAGCTGGCTCAATCTCGGCTGAGCCTCAGGTGTTCCGGCTCATGCTCAGCGCTCCTGGCCCGCCTCGTGTACTTCGACGCTCACGCTGTCTCGTGAGCCGCTCTTGCTGGGTGTTTTCCACTGCGTCAGGGTTGGCTGGGCGATGCTCCGCACCGTCCAATGTGCATCTCCTCGGGGAGACCGACCCAGGTGCTCCTGGGCTCGGCAGCGAACGGGGCGCGTCACTCGGTGGGAGCCAGCTGGCTCAACCAGGCCGAGGGGCCTGCGCTCGCTTTTCGGTTGTTCAGGTGCCGTCCGCCGCATCGCTGCGACGTGCCGACACAATAGCCATTGGCTACAAAAGTGCCAACAAAACGGGGCTGTCCGCTGAGATGGCCGATATAACAAACGCGTCACAAACTGAACTGAAAAGAGGGATTCTGCAAAACTGGCGGGCGGGATGGGCAAGAAGGTTGAGCGGTGGACTCGGGAGCGCGCAGCCGAGCAGCTGGCGCCCGAGATGGCCCAGTACCGACCCGTAGGCTTCGAGAGCGTGCCGCTGGCTCCTCAGCCCGAGCCGAAGCCCAAGCCGAATCACCGTTCAGATCGCAGGGGCCGCCTGGCATCTCGCACGGGTTCTGCCACGGGGCTGAACCAGACTACGAACTACCGTCCCCTGTGGCAGCTGAGCGAGGCGAAGGAGCGCTTTCTGGCCGAGTACGCAGAGCGCGGCACGATGGTTGAGTGCGCTCGCCTGGCCGGCCTCAGCTACCAGGCGGTGCAGCACGCGATTGAGAAGGACGCCGAGTTCGCAGAGGGCTATCGGCAGGCCGAGCAGGCGGTACTCGAGAAGCTGGAGCGAGAAGCGATGCGGCGAGCCGTCGAAGGTACGGTGGTGCGCTCCCGCAAGTTCTGGCACGGCGAAATGGTGGGTGAGGACATCCGCACCGAGTACTCGGACAACCTGCTGATGCTGCTCCTGCGGGCCAAGGCGCCAGAGCGCTACCGCGACAACAGCCTGATCACGATCAACCAGGTGATCAAGGCTGTCGAGGGATTCGATCCTGCCGAGGTTCTCGGCCTGCCCGCTCCTGCCGGAGCCTAAGGTGACAACCGAGGTAACAATCTCGGGCCGCCCAGTTCAGCTGAAGGCTGGTCTGAGATGCGGCTGAACTTCCAGCGGGTGTATGTCTGGCCTTGCGCCGCGGCGGGAGAAGGAACGCGTCCGCGGGCGCTCAGGCGCGGAGAGGTAGGGGACGGGTGCCACATGCCCCCCTGGCCCGGCAACCCCCACGTTGTGGTTATCCACGCACCAAAATTCCCAGTTGGGGCCCAAGTGGGTTAGCCAATGGCTACGAGAGTGGCGAGCATTCGCTATCAGCCTCCGCGGAACCCCATGTCTATAGCCATTGGCAAACAATCCATGCGACCTGGTGACTATCCGGAGTGCTGGTGCGGCAAGCCTCTGAGTCGGGTCCAGTTCAAGTACTGCAAGCCGCGGCATCGGACGGCGGTGTGGGTGGCTCGGCGCGATCTGGCGCGCTACTGGACTTCTGCGAGACGCCGTAAGTACGTGCTGAGCCGCGATGGCATCCGGGAAGAGGATGCGCGTTCGGGTGAGTCAACACCCTCCAAGTTCAGACTGCAAGGGGCTGCGCCGACCAATTTTGAAAGTGTGACACCCACGTCTGAAAAACAATACGGAGTTGTGACGCTTGCCAGCCACCCTTGAAGTCAAAAAGGGCGATTCTGCAACTGAGCAGGAGCGTCACTACCGTCCATCTGGCGCGGCCAGGGAGTTGATGCGCTGCACCGCTCGTGAGGTGCTGCTGGCCGGACCTGCCGGCACCGGCAAGTCGCGGGCGTGTCTCGAGAAGCTGAACCTGGTGTGCATGCAGCTGCCGGTCCGCTGCGCCATTGTCAGGAAGACCAGGAAGTCCATCACCCAGTCCTCCATGGTCACCCTCGAGACCAAGGTCCTGCCCCAGCCCAATGCGGTCCTGTTTCACACCGGCGACCAGGAGTACCGCTATCCGTCCGGGGCTCGCATCGTCCTGGCTGGACTGGATGACGCCGAGCGGCTGGCCTCCACCGAGTTCGATTTGATCTACGTGAATGAAGCCACCGAACTCGAGGCCGAGGACTGGGGCATGCTGCTGCGCGGTTTGCGTAACGGCGTGCTCGGCTATCAGCAGATCATCGCCGACTGCAACCCCTCCTCGCCCGACCACTGGCTGAAAAAGCGGTGCGATAGCGGCGCCACCATCCTGCTGGAGTCAAAGCACTCCGACAATCCCAGCTTGACGGAGGAGTACATGAAGGCGCTGGATTCGCTGACCGGTTGGCAGTACCAGCGGCTGCGGCTGGGGCTGTGGGTGGCCGCCGAGGGCATGTACTTCACCGAGTGGGATCCCAGCGTGCACGTGGTGGCGGACTTCACCATTCCGGATGAGTGGCCCAGATGGTTGTCGGTGGACTACGGCTTCGCCGCGCCGTTTTGTTGTTTGTGGTACGCCCGCGAACCCGAGACGCGCACGATCTATGTGTACAGGGAGTTGTACGCCGCGGGGGTCAGGGACGAGCAACAAGCCGAGTCCATTGTGAATGCCACCGGTGACGAGGTCCTCGCACTCAGAATCCTGGATCCATCCATGTTCAATGCGCGCACCGAGCAGATGCGCCCGTCGATTGCGCACGTATACGCAGAGCACGGCGTGTGGCCGGTGTATCCAGGCATGAATAGCCGCAAGCAGGGCTGGGCCATCGTCCGCCGAGCACTATCCCACTCCAGCGGACCTCCGCGACTAAGGGTGCTCGGCGGCAGGGCTCCCAATCTGTGCCGCACCTTGCCCACGCTGGTCCACGACCCGCTCGATCCGGAGGACGTCGCCGACGCGCTGAGCGGGCAGAAAACCGAGGACCACGCCCCGGACGCACTCCGCTACGGATTGTGCGCGGAGGCCCAGCCACCCCAGCCGACCCTGGTCGAGGACGTGCGGTGGTCGTAAGCGCCCAGCACTTCAGAGAAGTCACCAACGGCTACGAGCAGATCACCTCCGGCTTGTGGACGCACAAGGGGCGCATGGACGCCGGCGGGCTGCGGGCGACCGATTCCTCCACCCCACCTTCAGGCGTAGGGCTAGAGTTGAACTACAACCCGCCTGGCAATTACGGCTATATCAACTCGTACGACCGCACCAACAGCCAGTGGAGGGACCTGTACCTCAACGCCAAAAATCTTGCCCTCCAACCGCAGGGCGGGACCTTCCAGGTCAATGGCGGTAAGCAGACGATCTCCTACGACGCCGGGCTGGGGCCGACCTATACGCCGGCGCTGGAGGTCAGCACACCGCAGACCGCCACCGGGGCGGGCGCGTTCGTGCGCTTCGTGGCAGGCACCTGGCAGACGATGGTGGGGACCGTTGCCGGTACGTGGTGGCATCTGTTTGCGGATGGTGGCGGGACTCCGTCCTGGGGCTGGGACGGGTCGCACCTGAGACTGCCGACCGAGTGGCAGAACATCGCCTACCAGAATGGCTTCAGTGCCATCGCCGGTTGGGGACCGTGCCAGTACATGAAGACACCGGACGGCACCGTGCGCTTTCGAGGACTGCTGAATTGCCCCAGCGGCTGGACGCACGGCACGGCGGCGTTCACCATGCCAGCGGGCTACGCGCTCGCGATGGAGGCTGGCAGCCCCGGATACCACCACTACGGCTGCTACTCGAACGGCCCCAACGGTAACGGCCAGGGCGGCATCACCGTCTGGGGCAGCGGCGTTGTCTCGCCCTGGATGGGACCCAACGGCACGGCTGGCACCGCCGGCCAGTGGTTCGACCTGGGCAACCTGTCGTACCGGGCGTATTGAGGAGGCCCACATGGCTGGATCGAGTCCCGCGAACGCAGCCGAAGTCAACACCTTCATCGGTCAGCACTTGCGCAACTTCACCGATACCAAGGAGACCATCGGCCACGACCGCGATTGGCTGGCTACCGCCGACCTCAAGCTGCCGCCGTACGAGATGACCGCCGACGAAGAGACGCTCATCAAGACCGCCATCCTGGAGTTGGACAACGCTCTGGACGCCATCGACATGACCTTCATCAACCGCCTGACGGGACTCTTCTGATGGCCCTGGCCGCGGTCTCCGGGGCTCCAGCTGGTTGGTTCGGGACCAACAAACCGGAGGACGCCGCCGAGCGGGCTACCCTGGAGTTGGCTCAGGAGTTGACGCGTCAGTTCGCGGACAGGGACCAGCTGTACCGCGACATCGATGCGGTGCTCTTCGGGGATCTGCCCGTCGAGATCCCCGAGGCGTACCGTAAAACCGCCATCGAGGTCCGCTCGCCCCTGGCACTCCACATCGCCAACACCGTCACCGCGGCGCTCAGCGTCAATCCCATGTCGGTGGTCTTCAAACCGATTGGTTTCGGCGACGTGTACCAGGCCAATTCCACCCAGCGTGAGAAATTCTTCGAAAGCAGCTGGTTGCGCCAGGAGCAGGAAGCCCGCAGGCAGCTGCTGCGGCTGTTTTTGTGGAGCCTGGTGGTCAAGGGCGAGGGCATCCTGAAGACCGTCGAACGCACCAAAACGGTGTGGGGCGACTACGACGAAAAGAGCAAGGATCTCCAGCAGCAGCTGGATGACGAGCACACTTTCGACCAGGACGCCAAGGACCGCATCTACAACCAGAAAACCGAAGACTACAAGCTGGCTCTGCCGTACCCCATTTGCTCCACCGATGTGCCACCGGAAACGTTTTATTACGAGAAAAACGAAAACGGATTGACCGCGGTCATGGAGATCAAAGAGGTGCCGTATAGCGCGGCCCTGGAGCGCTTCGGTGCGGGACTGGATAGCAGCGGCAATGTGGTCGATCCGCACACCTGGAGTGGACTGGACCCCCGCTCAGCTGGACTGGCTCGAGCGGAGTGGACCCGCGTCATGAAAAGCGCCAGTACCAACACCATCCGCTGCATCGAAGCCTGGGATCACCAGGTCCAGGTGATCTGTTTGCAGGGTCCCAATCAGTCCAGCCACGGTTTGAGCAAAGCCACATTGTGCAGGGTGAATAAGCATTCGTATGGCGACCCGATCCTCAAGACGCTCCGCGGACCGTATTTTCATGCGCTCGGCATCACTACCGCGAGTCGTTTGCCTGAACATGCTGGTCTTAGCATTCTTTTTGGATTTCTTCGGCTCTTCCCTCTGCTGGATTCACTGCTGACGATGCAGGGTCAGGCGGCGTACATGACCGCCTATCCGGCGTTCAAAAAGACCACTCCACCGGGTGTCATCCCCGGACTGCCAGCCATGCCGTACGGCACTGACGGGCGCGAGGGCAAAAAGGCCGAAGTTGTCGAGCCCGGCAAGATCTTCCCGTTCGACGTCAACCCCATCGACCAGCCGAAGTCCGGCGCGGACGCCGAGAAGCTGATCGAGAATGTGCGCAACATGCTCGAGTTGGCTTTGCCGTCCGTAGTCCAGGGCCTGGTGGGTGGCGATCAGTCCGGGTATGCCCTCAACCAGGCCGCCTACCTAGCCAGGTTGGGCTGGGATCCGATTGTCAAAAACGCCGAGGTGGCGCTGGGCGAGCGGACCGGTTTTGAAAGCTGGATGATCGAGCACCGCATCGGTGAGAAGGTGTACGCCTGGGGTGAGCAGGAAGCCAAAAAGGGCAAAAAGACTATCAGCGGCCAGACCAAAGCGGTGTGGCTGGGTATCGGTCCGGATGATCTGAACGGAGTCCACCGCTACGAGGCCCACCTGGAGCCCAGCACACCATCCAACGAGATCATCCAGACCCGCTCGATTGGCGAAAAGATGCAGCTGAAGCTGATCTCGTATGAGGATGCCGTCGAGGCAGCTGGCTCCAATCCGGATGAAGTCGAAAAAAGCTGGCTGCTGCACGACCTGAAGAACTCCCAGGAGATCCAGGCCGAACTGAAAAACGCCATCTTCCAGAAGGTTGCCACGATCCGGTCGGCGCGCATGAACGCAGCGGGCATGCCGCCGCCCGAAGAGATGGCTGGCGCGGGCGCCACGGGTGT